ATAATAAGATGACAAAAATATCCAATCAATATAGTTTAACCAATATACTAACGGCTGATTTAGCAAATAGTCGTTTAGGGATAAATAATGTTAGCCCAACAGTAGCTTTGGATGTGACAGGGGCAGGAAAGTTTTCGGGTGTATTAACTGCAACAGGTAATGTGCAAATTTCTAATACTGCAAATGCCTATACATATATAAATTTTGCAGGTGCAGGTGGGTTAGGATATGGATGGCAAATTGGGAAAGCAGATAATAGTGGAACTATTGCCCCATCAAATGGATTTTATTTTAATAATATTACTACTGGAGCAACAAGAATGGTTATTTCAGAGGCAGGAAATGTAGGGATTGGAAATACTGATCCACAAAGATTATTACATATAACAAATACGTCTTCAGGCAGCACTACAGATACTTTAATGCTACAAAATGGTGGTAATACTTCTGCTAGCGGTACTGGTGCGAGATTAATATTTAAAATTGGGGGTTTCTCGGGTGTTCAAATTAATACTCTTGCAAGCATAGAAGGAGTTACCGATGGAGAATCATCGGTTGCGGTAGTATTTAAAACAGCAAGTTATGGTATTCTATTTCCCGCAGCTGAAAGAATGAGAATTTCAGGTGGGGGAGTAGTATCAATAAACTCATTAGGTTCTGGTGCAGTAACTGCAACAAGTGGAGTTTTATCTACTACATCTGATATGACATTAAAAATTGAAGATGGATACATTGATAATGCTTTAGATAAAATATCTCAATTAAAGCCAAGATATTTTTATTGGAAAAAAGAAAGTGGACTTCCTACTGACATTAGACAACTTGGATTTTATGCTCAAGAAGTTAATCAAGCATTAGGAGAGGAAGCAGCAAATACACCTAAGAATGAAAATGATAAATGGGGTATTTATGATAGGGGTATTATTGCAATGCTAACTAAAGCAGTACAAGAATTATCAGCAGAAATAACAATTCTTAAAAACAAATAATATATTTACATAATTTTTAACTAAACAAAACAAAAATGAAAATTGATTTAAATTTTAATCTATTGGATCTTGATGGTAACATCATTGAAAATGCCAATGCAGGAAAAGTAGTTGCAAACTCTTTAGTTCAACAATCTAAAGGAGATGCTTTGAAATTTTGGGAGTGGGCATTAGCACTAAATAAAGGAGAATCATTAGAACTTGATTCATCTGATCTTGAAACATTTACATCATTTGTCAAAGACAATGAAAACTTTGCAATTATTGCAAAAGCACAAATTTTAAAAGCACTTAAAAAGTAATGGAACATTGGAACGAAGTAATCTTGCCTACGTTGACTGCATTTTTTGCATCTGCAATCACATGGATTTTTGGCAGAAAGAAAGCACAGGTTGAAGTTGAAGCAGGTGAGATTACTAATGTCCAAGAGGCGATTAAAATTTGGCGAGAAATGGCTAATGACATGAAGCAAGAAGTTGCTGAATTAAAAATAAAGGTTGAAACCTTGAGTACAGAGATTCATAATTTAAGGACAGAAAACATAGAGTTAAGAAGCAAACTTGATGAAGATAAGCCAAAAAGGGTTAGATCTACTAAAAAGATTTGAGGGAGTTAGGTTAAAACCTTACAAATGTCCTGCAGGTATTGCCACCATTTCAATCGGATGTACTTACTATCCAGATGGCACAAAGGTAAGAATGACTGATCCAGAGATTAGTCCAGCAAGAGCAACTGAAATATTCTTAAATGTATTAAAGCATTATGAATCTTCAGTTGATTCATTCACAAGGGATGACATCACACAAAACCAATTTGATGCTTTAGTTTCTTTTGCCTATAACGTAGGCACAGGTGCATTAAAAAAAAGCACATTGCTTAAAAAAGTCAATGCAGATCCTAACGACAAATTCATAGAAAGCCAATTTTTAATCTGGAATAAAGTCAAAGGGGTTGAAGTAAAAGGTTTAACATTAAGAAGACAAGCAGAATCCAAACTTTATTTCTCATGACAAACAAATTAGCATTCCTATTTCTATTTCTTACCATTATATCTTGCAAGACAAACAAGGTAGAAACACAAAAGTCTATAATTAAAATAGATACCTTTAGAACTGAAAAAATAGTTCATGTTTTTAATTTAGTAAAGGATACATTAATCATTGAAAACCCCTGCGATAGTACAGGCATTCTGACACGATTTTATAGCAAAATAACAATACCACAAGGTCGCATAATAATAAGGTCTTACAAGGGCAGTATTAAAGCCACAATAGATATAGATTCAATTAAAAGTATCTACGAAAAACAATATCAATCAAGATTAAAAGATAGCCAGCATTTAACCTTTGAAAGAATAGTTAGGGAAGTTGTTCCAACGTGGGCAATTTTAACAATTATAATTCAAGGGGTTTTGATATTGGTTTGGGTATATTTTAAATTCATATATTAATGAAGAATCAAACGATTGAACAGATTGAATTTAAAAGAAGTAAAGCAAATGATTTGTTGGAAACAATGATGGATGTTATGGAGAATATTCAGTACATTGATGACGCAGGTTTTGCACTACGAATGAAAGTTTTAAACAACATTGAATTTCTTGTCGATGTAATAATGGAAGAATATGAATCAAACAGATAAGTTAACAAAGATTAGAGAACATTTTTATTCTACTAATATGTCCAATAAAGATTTTTATCATACTTTTTACGATTTATATGGGTATAAATCTTGGAATAGTTTAAGAAAATTGATGCAACAACATGGTATATTAACAAGCACACGATCTAATCAAGCAATTAACCAAGAGATTCCGCCAGTCATTGTTAATTATAATTTGGAAACATTGGACAATTTTGGCATTGAAGCAAGTTTAGGTGAAGAATATACATCTGCAAAACTACCTGCGCATTTAAAAAAGATTGGAATATTATCAGATATACACTTTCCGTATCATGATTTAGCAGCACTTACCTGTGCAATTAAACATCTAAAGGATCAGAAAATTGACTGCCTGTATTTGGCGGGAGATTGCTTTGATTTTTACGCAATAAGCCGTTTTGAACGCGATCCAGATAAAAGGGATTTTAAAAAAGAAGTAGAAATGAATAGAGATTTTCTACAAAAGTTGCGTGATATATTTAGAGATATACCTATTTATTTTAAATTAGGAAACCATGAGAATAGATATGCGAGGGCATTAAACAATGATGCAGAAGAATTTGCACAACTACACGATCTCCAATTTGACATTTTCTTTAGACTTGATAAGTTAAATATTATTATGATTGAAGACTGGAGAGGCATGGAAATGGGAGATCTATTAGTATTGCATGGGCATGAATTATATGGCGGAGGCGGTGTCAACCCAAGTCAAAATTTATTTAATAAAACAATTTGCAATACATTGATAGGTCATGTTCATAGGACAAGCAATACACAAAAGAAAACAGGGTTTAAAGAATTTATCAATACATATTCTATTGGATGCTTAACGGTATTAAGTCCAAAGTATATGCCATTTAGTATGCACAATCATGGGTTTGCAGTTGTAGAAATAGAGAATGGAAAATCTAAAGTTCACAACATTCAAATAAAAGATGGAAAAATTGTTTAGATTTGTACTTTCATAGTTAAATAGGGTTTAAGCATGGTTTAATTTCCCCATTAATTTTATTAGTGGGGATTTTTTATGTCTAATAAATAATTAAAATAATTTTATATAAAGTTTTTTTATTTCAAATATTACTTTTATATTTGTAAACACTTAAACAATAACAAATGAAAAAAAGCATCGAGTACATCAAAAATTTCTACCAAGAAGATCCAGAAGGTTTAATTGGTGGTATTGCAATCGCAATATTTGGATACCTATTATTATTTTACATCATTCCAATAATTTACTAACTATGAAAACTTACAAAGCAAAATTTCAAGATGAGGCAGGTTTTTATTTCTGCACATGGTACTGCAAAAATCACTATGACTTTTGGGCAAGAGTTGCCAAAGAGGAAAGAGAATACAAATCAAATTTTAAACAACTAATCCTTGACTAATGAAAAATCTAATTAAATCATTATCCAACTTCCAAAATGAATGCCCTGTCATTCATAAGGATACCAAAGGTCATAACTACACTTATGCTGACCTACCACAAATTTTTTCAGTTATTAATCCATTACTTAAAAAGAATGGGTTATGCTTTACCCAACTACTTGAGAACGATGGAATCAGAACTATTTTATTTCATGTAGAAAGTGGAGAATCTTTAGAATCATTCACAATTATTCCAAAAGTAAAACTTGGCAACATGAACGATTTTCAGGCTTACGGATCGGGTGTGACTTATTTTCGTAGGTACTGCTTATCGAGCATGCTTTCTATAGTGACTGACAAAGATACAGATGCAGCAGGCATACAAGTAGAGTCTAAGACAATACCAAGTACTTTGCCATTAGCAGGTTGGAAAATCATGATTGATGGATGTCAATCAATAGATCAACTCAATGCTTTATATGCTGAAAAATCAGAATTTATAAATAATAATAAAGATATTATTTCATTATTTTCAACTAAAAAATTAAGTTTAACAATCAAATAAATAAAATGGAAAAGACAGAAAAAGTATTCGCAAAAGGTTTCATCTTTAAAAGAAATGAAAATGCACCAACATTTGTTATTGGGAATTTATCATTAAATTCTAAAGAAGCAGCAGAGTTTATTGCAGCAAACACAAAGAATGGTTGGATTAATTTAAAGATTAATCAATCTCAAAATGGCAAGTACTATGTAGAACTTGATACATGGGAAGCAAAGCCAAGTGGATCTGGAGCAATGACTTACAAGACACAAGAACCTAAAAAAGATTTACCTTTTTAATTATGGAAAAGAAAACATATTTATTTAGATGGTTTGATTTATTAGACAACTCAAGATATTGCGAAAGGAGAACATTTTCAGAAGATGAAATTGAGCCTTATTTAAAAGCAAAGAGTGGCTGGAGCAGATTGGATGAATATGGTGAAGATCTAATAATTACAGAAGAAATGGAAATTGAATTAAATAAAAATTAAAATGAAGCAATTTAGAAAAATGGATGCCTGCCGAATAGTGGCAGTTAACTTAAAGGAAAAGGGTATAATCCCTTTTTCTGCAAGGGAATATACGATTGAAAATGTTACAAGCATAATCAATAAATATGAGTACAAAAAGAAAGAATACTTTGCTATGCACGAAGAACAAGTCATTCGGGAATGGGTAGCAGTCAAACGTAAATTAATTTCAGAAAATGAGGAATCAAGGCAAAAGGTCACATTCGAATGAAACATCTGAATTTCTAACATTTGTTGGAATCGTAGGAATTATATGCTGCTGGATATGGGTAGTAGTTGTTGAACTTATTATTAAACTTTATAATCAATGAAAAATTTAACCTTTAATCAATGGCAAGACCATATAACAAAACAGTTAGAATTAGATCGTAAAAAACTTTACTTAATACCTAAAAAGCAAAAACATGAAAACAAGTTTCAAAAATTATCACCAAGATAATCCACAGATTTATGTGGAGTTTAAAAGATTGGCATTTCAATTAATTAATCGTGGGTACATTAGATTAGGATCAAAACAGATATTTGAAGTCATTAGGTGGCAAACAATGGTTTCTGGTAATGATAAATTTAAAGTTAACAATAACTATACATCTGATTACGCAAGATTATTTGAAAATGATCACCCAATTTATTCTGGTTATTTCTCAAAGAGATTATGCAAATCGGTTTAAAATAATTATATTTGTAAACAGATACGTTCTCACAATATAGTATCAAAGGTCTTAAAATGCCATCATTTAATGAAATCGAAGTGAGAACCGATGGATTTATTTGGTGGCTTTTTTAATTTATAATTATGGCAAAACTTAAAATATTAAATCGGTATGCAACTATACCAAATCAATTATTAAATGATAAATTAATATCATTAAAGGCAAAAGGTATGTATGCCTTTATTCAATCTAAACCAGATGACTGGGATTTTTCTGCTGAAAAGATATCAAATCAATTAAAGGAAGGTTTACCAACAGTTCAAAGTACTTTAAAAGAATTAGAAGAAAATGGTTATTTACACAGATTTAGATTTCAAAATAAAAAAGGTTATTGGGAAGTTGAATATGAATTATTTGAATCTTCAACTATGCCAAATATTTATGATAAATCAAAAGTTTATATAAATCCTGATAAGGAAAACCTATATACAGGAAACCCTAATGAGGAAAATCCTGTAGTAGGAAAACCATTAAACATAAGTAATAAAGATTTAAGTAATAAAGAATATAATAAAACAATAATAAAAAGTAAAAGAGATTTATTATTTGATTCTTGGTTTGGTTATAAAAAAGAAAAGAAACAAACATATACAGAATCAGGAAAAAATGCTTTAATTAAGAAATGGATTGACAAATCAGATTTTCAATTAGAACAAGCAATAGAAAATTCTATGTCAAATAATTGGTCAGGATTAATAGAACCTAAACAACAAAATAACTATGGAAATAATACTGAGAAACTCGGAACAAGTGCAGCAAGAATGGAAGCACTTAGGAAGTGGTAATGCAATAGCAATACAACAAGCACAGAGTACTAATAGTTTGCGTTTAAGGAATGAAGAAGACATAAAGGAGGTATTACGTTATTCAATGCTTTTGGTTGGCTTACGAGGCAACAATCTACCAACAGAAGAAGAAAAATTTGTACTGACTAATTTTGTGAGATCTAATTTTGGGAATCAAACACCAGAAGAAATTAAGATTGCATTTGAAATGGCAGTTGCAGGTAAATTACAGGTAGATGCTAAATGCTATGAGAACTTTTCTTGTGAATACTTTGGTAGAATAATGAATGCTTATTTAGAATTTGCAAGACATGAGATTAAGAACTTACCTAAACCCATTGAACAAGTGAAAGAAAAGCCAAGTGATCAAGAATTAAAAAAGCAGGCAATAGATACTGCAAACGAATATGCCAATCAGATAAGACACTGCGAAAAGAATGATAAGAAGTTTACATTTATTGCTGGAGGTCTTTCAGTTCTATTTGATTATTTAGAACAATTCAAAATACCAACCATATCAAAAGAAGAAAGACTTGAACTTTGGGAAAAGTATTCTGGTATTCAAGATATTGAAGAACGTAAACTATATTGCAAAACACAAGGGTACATTAAATTTGTTAACTCTTTAGTTAACTTTGATTGCTATATTGCTCAAGATGGATCTATTAAACCAAATGAATAATGAAAAAGAAACTAATTTTATTAACTGCATTAATTTCAATATCTTTAATTTATTATTTAAATAATAATCAAGTAATTGAACAAAAACCTATTATCATTAAAGAATTTGAAATCATTACTCAAGAAGATATTTATATTGATAATATGGAAAAAGGTAGGTACACAAGTCATGGAAGATTAAAAAACAATAAATAAAATGATAAAAACAAGAGTAGGTAAAATTGTCAAGGTTAAGAATCAAGGCAAAAAAGCAGGAGCAAATGAAACTTATCAAGCAGTAATTTTAAATAGCAATGGACAGTACAATCCATTTTTATTTACAGATGCTGAAATTGCAGTTGCTTATGAAAGAGGTCGCAAGAATATAGAAGACCAAGTATCTCGAAATATGATTTCTATGCTTTTAGATTAAAGACATGAAGAAAATAAAATTAATGCACTACCAGCTTGATGGTGAAATATGTGTTGTAGATTACAATGACTTAAAGGTTTCCTATTATGGAAACAATGGTCATCACTATAATTTACTTGGAGCAGTAAGCGACAGAATAGAAGCATTCCTAATGCGAAGAAAATGGAATAAAATTACTGCAGATCGGTTTGCTAAATTAAAATTAGAAATTGATGAGAAACGAACACGAGCATAAATTACAAGTAGCCATTTGCAAATGGTTAGATTTCACACAAGATTTCTACTATTACTCAATACCAAATGGAGGCGCAAGACACAGACTGGTAGCAATTAAATTAAAGATGGAAGGTGCAAAGGCAGGTGTTGCAGATATGTTCTGGATGGTACACAACAATAATTGGAATGGTTTATTTGTTGAAGTTAAGATTGACAAAGGTACACAACAACCAAATCAAAAAGCATTTCAAGAAATAGCATTAGCACATAAGTATTATTATGCCATAGTTAGATCAATAGATGACTGCGAAAGTTTAATAAAGAAGTTTAAAGCAAATGAGATTTGAGTGAGAACTATAAAAATGCAATTAAATGGATTGATAAAATGTTAGAAAATCCAACAAAGCAAATTAAAATTAATTGCGCAACTTATTTAGATTTAAACTTTAGTCTTCAAATTAATAAAAATAGAATACTTATGAACGATGGTTCATCATATTCTGCATATAGACAGACAAAAAAAATAAAAGATTATTTGCAATTGCAAGATTAATTTATTAAACTTTGCGCATGAAGAATGAAAACCTTATTAATCACCCAGAACATTATCAAGGTAATGGTATTGAAGTCATTGATATAATTGATTCATTTAATCTTAATTTTAATCTTGGAAACTCAATTAAGTATATTTTAAGAGCAGACAAGAAAGGAAATAAGAAACAAGATCTTGAAAAAGCATTATGGTACATTAATCATGAGTTAAAAAAATACAATGGATAATCTTGTAGTAACTGGTATTTTTGTAGGAGTCTTGGAAATACTTTTTGTTTTAATATATTTAGTCCTATTTCTAAAAAATAAAAAGTGAACGGTATAGACCACCTTGTTAAGCGACATAGACATTGGATAAACATTGTCAGGAAGTTTGGCGAGTTAACCTATGCAGAAGACATAGTACAGGAAGCCTACATCAAAATCTTAGATAAAAACAAAGATATTAACGAGGCTTATTTTTATTATACATTAAGAAGCCTAACGGCTGATTTATCAAGGGTAAAAATAATAAAGGTAGAGTTTACAAAGGAAATAGAATATCTTATTTCGGAATATGATTCAACAGATTTAATTATTGAATCAACTAAACCTTATTTTGATTACATAGCAACTTGGGACTATTACGATCAAATGCTATTTTCAGTTTATTTAAAAAAAGGAATTTCAATGAGAAAGATGTCACGAGAATCTGGCATTTCATTTACAAGTATATATAACACAATTAGAAATTGTAAAAACAAACTACAACAATGGGCAAAAGCAAATCACAAGGACTTGGAGATTCAATAGAAAAGTTCACAGAAGCAACAGGCATTAAAGCAGGAGTTGACAAATTAGCAGAAGCAATAGGTTTTGATTGCGGATGCGAAAAAAGAAAGGAAGTATTAAACAAATTATTTCCCTACAACAAACCTGAATGTTTAACATTAGGAGATTACGAATATCTTACTAAATTCTTTGCGGATAATCATGATACGATTACACCAATGATGCAGGCTGAATTGGCTGAAATTTATTCAAATGTCTTTAATATAACATTACAACAGACAAGTTGTGATTCATGCTGGCGAGATACAATAGGCAAATTACGCAAAGTGTACATGGAGCATGATAATGAAGCCTGATGAAAGAGCAAGGGTAATGTACATCAATTGTCTGTATTACACAGGCACTAAGACAATGGCTATTCAATGTGCATTGTATATCGTTCAAATGATTATTGAACAGAAACTAAAAATAGATGACAAGATCTATTGGAAGTTAGTTAAAGAGGAAATATACTTAATAGAGATTTAATTTGGATTTCAATTTTTTTCAAATGGAAGAATTAAAAAAACAAAGGGGAGGCGCAAGACCAAATTCAGGTAGGCTAAAGAAAGATGAAGTTATTTCATTGATTGAAACAATGGATGCAGTCAAAGTACCAGAGGCTATTTGGATTAAGTTAGGTGAACGAATTGAAGATGGAGATACCAATGCCATTAAGACTTGGTTACAGTACAGGTATGGTATGCCTAAGCAAGTTATAGATCAAAACAATACACATACGATTAACGATTTCGACATAAAAGATATTGTGAAATTTGAGTGATAAATCTTAATGATAAATATAAGCCGTTATTTTATTCAGATTCAAGATACTATGTAATAACAGGTGGTCGTGGTTCTGGTAAATCGTATGCTTTAAACTCATTCCTTTTGCTTCTAACGTATGAAGTAGGTCATGTGATACTATTTACAAGGTACACACTTACATCTGCTCATGTGTCAATCATTCCAGAGTTTACAGATAAGATTGAAACTGCAGGATTGCAAGATCATTTCTACATCACTAAGGATGAAATTATAAATACTCAAACTAATTCAAGGATAATATTTAAGGGGATTAAAACAAGTAGTGGAACTCAAACTGCTAACCTAAAGTCATTGGCTGGTGTTACCACCTTTGTATTGGATGAAGCAGAAGAATTAGTTGATGAAGATGTATTTGATAAGATTGATTTGTCGGTAAGACATAACTCAAAGCAGAACAGAGTAATTCTAATATTAAACCCTGTAACTAAAGAGCATTTTATATACAAAAGATTCTTTGAAAACAAAGGAGTTGATGCAGGCACATCTGGAGTTAAAAAAGATACTACCTACATTCACACAACTTACAAAGACAACAAAAAATATTTATCAGATTCATTTATATCACAAATTGAAAGCCTGCAAGAAACCAATGCTAAAAAATATGAGCATACAATATTAGGAGGATGGTTAGATAAGGCAGAAGGTGTTGTGTTTACCAATTGGAAGTTTGGCGAGTTTAATCCTAACCAATTACAAACATCTTATGGCATGGACTTTGGATTCTCAATAGATCCAGATGCTTTAGCAGAGGTAGCAATTGACAAATCAAGAAAGATTATTTATGTTAAGGAGGTAATTTATGAAAGAGGATTAAAAACACATATTCTTGCATCACTAATTAAAGAAAAATGCAGTAACAATTTAATCATTGCCGATTCAGCAGAACCAAGATTAATAGATGACCTGCGTTATCAAGGCATAAACATTCAACCAGTAAAGAAAGGTACGATTGAATCGGGTATTGTAAGAATGCAAGACTACCAAATTATTGTAGATCCTCAATCACAAAATATTGCCAAAGAATTTAACAATTATGTATATTTAAATAAGGCTTCTAAACTATATCTTGATGCTTGGAATCACATTATTGATGCGATTAGGTACAATATAATTTATCATTTAGATAATCCCAATCAAGGTACTTACCATATTTATTAAGACAAAAACAAACAATTTACGTTTATACATTATGAAAGTAAAAATTTCAATCCCAACAACATTAAGCGAAGTAAAATTAAGCCAATATCAGAAGTTTGTTAAGATAGCAAACGAGAATGAAGAAGGTACATTTCTAAATCAAAAGATGGTTCAGATATTCTGCAACATTGATTTATTTATGGTTGCTAAGATGAAGCAACAGGATTTAAATTATGCAGTAGGTAAGATTACAGAATTGTTTAAAAAGATTCCAGACTTAGTTACAAAGTTTACTTTAAATGGAATAGAGTTTGGGTTTATCCCTAATTTAAATGATATGTCTTCAGGTGAGTACATGGATTTAGATGGATATATAGTTGATTGGGAAGATAGTCATAAAAGTTTAGCAGTTCTTTACAGACCAATTAAACAAAAATCAGGCAATAAGTACTTGATTGAAGATTACGAAGGGAGTGATAAGTATTCAGAATTAATGCTTGATGCACCAATGGATGTGGTGTTAAGCAGTAAGGTTTTTTTTTGGACTTTAGGTCGAGAATTATTGAAAAGTACGATGGACTCTTTAGCGGAGAGCAAACAAATGAGTATAGTGAACAAGCACAATTTGGGAAAAGATGGGGTTGGTATTCTTCAATCTATGCCTTATCACAGGGCGATGTTAGAAGATTTGATGAAATTACCCAACTACCCATTAATCAATGCTTAACTTTTTTAAGTTTTGAAAAACAGAAAAAC